GCACTAGAACGACTTAAAAGCATGCCCGAAATTATCATAGGATTCTTTAATCATCCTGAATGCGGTTTTGTGAAGTAAATTTCTTTATGCCTTAGTACCTTCATCGAGTAATTCATGCTCGCGCAGCATCGCCAGCATTTTCCGCTGAGGTGCCAGCTCCTGCATTTTGCGCGTGTAATTTGCGCCCATTTGCATCAAGCGTACAGCCTCATCGGCATCTCGAATCTCTATAGTTTTGCCATTGGCTGCAATGGGTTGACCGGCAATGCGGCGGTAAAATTCCTTATAATCTATCGGCGCGGCGCTTGCCTCTTCCTGCGGTTCGTCTGTGCTACTGCCTTGCGCGCCGCCTTCATCATCGTTTTGTTGTGGTTGCACAACCTCTGGTGCAGATTGTGCTAAAAACTGCTCATCACTGAGCGTCACATCTATTGCAGCATCAGGCGGCGTAAGAATTTCTGGCGCGTCATTGATTTCCGTCTCATCCATCATTTTTACTCCTCACCTTCATCTTGACCGCTACTATCCATCATGCGTTGCAATTGCCGCATGGTATCAATAGCGTTCTCGCCGCGTCTTTCCACATTATCCAAAAACTGGGCGAGACGCGCACCGGCTGCGGCAAAATCGCGTGCATTTTCCCGTGCGGCGGCATCCATACCATGATTGAAACTTGCGCGAAAAAAACTCAAACAATCCTCGCTCAAAAACCCCTGCTCAAACAATCGTTTAAAATCGGGATTTTGGCGTAACCGCGCCAACGCTCTAGCGCGTTCCAAATCTACTTCAATCACCTGCCGCTGTTGCTGCAAATCGCTAAGAGTGGGTGTCATTGTGGCATCTCTCCAAAAGGGTTAGACATCGTCACAGGCGGCATCATCGCCGTTGCGTTATCCTCTGTTGTAGCAGGCTTGTTTTGAGGCATGCCAGCCTGTGTCCGTACCAGTGCTGCGCGGGCATTGAGCAACTCGATTTCCGCGCGCATTTTTTCGTACTCCAATTGTGCTTGCTGCTCCTTGGCCTCATCTTGCGGCGGCTTCCATTCCTCAATCGCCTTTGCCAAATCTGGCATTCGTTTCAGGCGTGCAATCTGGCTCAAAATGGTATTGCGCAACTGCCAATCCATGCCCGGGCCTATGGTTTGAATCATGAACCCCAAATCCTGCGCCTTGGCCTCATCAATCTCTGCCGTAGCAATATCTACAGAAAAATCGTAATTACCTTCCAAGTCTTCGCGTGAGATATGCACGAACTCTTCATTCGTCACTCGAACCACTTCCGAATCACTTAAAAAAGTACCATTCATAGAGGCTATTTTTCTACCAATCTCGGCCATACCCAAGGCTAGCCTCCGCAAAATCCCCATCTCACGCCGTCCGGCGGCATCCAGCATACCGCGAATACCGGTCGCCAACGTGCCAAAAGCATTGCCTGATAGTCCACCATGAAACGATTTAATCCCTGTCATAGCCTCTGCATCACGGTTTTGCATCTCCAACAAGTGGAGCGCACTGGCTGGAATCTCGGGATACTTGTGTTCAATCAGATTGCCATGAAGCGGATTCATCTCTGGCATAAACTCATAATCTTTACCATCTTCATATCGCCTTCGGTTAATGGGGTCTAGCATCCCACGCGCAAACCCATGCTGTGCATTGGCGCTGCGCCCCATTAAATCCACCATACCGCGCGTCAACGCACCCATAATCTGCTGACTTTCTTCCAGCACATGCGCATCGGCCTCACCCCAGCAACTGCCGCGTTGCGGTAAATAGGGCACAACAACAAAAGGGGGTTTCCCATCGGGGAAGGGATTGTGCTCAAGGCGAATCATAGTCTGCCCAATCCATGCAGCCACAATAGGCTCTAACTCGCCCGTTCCATGAATATCCCAATATCCCCAATACTCATACACCACGCCGCGCCTGCGGTTTTCTCCCTGCACTGCGGGAGACCCAGTCCAAGTTGCGTTGTGCATACCGGTAAAACCGCCGGAAGCCGCGCCCACGGTATTCCAATCAATTTTGTCCAGATTGCTGTACCGGCCTTGCTGGCGCATTAAATCGCTGCGGCTTGCCTCAAAGCTGTAGATGACAAACAAGGCCCGCTCCATATCACCGTCGCAACTGGGGTCAATATACACATTGAGAGGATCCACCACCTGCACGGTAGGATGATTCACCATCAATTCTTCCCTCTCCACCTCTTGCTCACCCACTTGCATCGGCACATACATTTGGCCGGAACTCTCCACCACCTCGACCGCATGCTTTATTGCCGCGCTGGCATTCTCATAAAATTCGCGTGGATTTTTGCTCTTTAATTGCACAGCCTGTTGCAATGCTTGCACATCTTCCTCGTTTTGCAAAGGCAAATATTGCCATATGGGTTCCATGCGCCATACTTTTTTGCTCTGCCGTTCCCATCCTACCCGCACAATGGCGGTACCATCATCCACACAAGCGCGCACATAACGGTCAATGAACTGCACGCGGTTGATTTTGGTTTGAAACTGCCAATTCAAAAGCGCCTCATTTTGCTGTGCGGCCCGCACATCCTCAAAACTCACCGGCGTTACACTAAACAGGCGGTAACTTGACAAAAAAGGCTCGCTCAACGCGGTATAACGCCATTCGGCCTGCCTTCGCACCAAACGCGGCGCAACACTACTTCGTCCCTTCACCTTGGGCGGGCGTGCGCTGCCTTTCACATCCATCACCTCACGCCAATGGCGTATACGGCTCGCCGCCTGCTGCTGCATCCCTTGTGCGGCCAGCATATCGGTACGTAAATCATTCACCGTCGGCTCGTTGCGCCATTCGGTCAAACGGCTTTCCACAGAAGGCATCACATCCTGCATCATCGCGCCAACCCTTCCAATAATCCCTGATTTGCCTGCAACTGCCTATCCATCATTCGGATGGTTGAATCTCTGTATCCAACAACTGCTGTGAGTTCTTTAACCAAGTCGATGCCCTCTCCAAGAGTTCGGTCGAGTTCGGCTGCCCTGCCTGCGACAGCTCTACACCCACTGTCTCCACTTGCGGCAATTTGGGCGTAACCAGCAATGCGCTTGTCTTGCTCGCGCAACCTGCTGTCATAATCATTGCGAATAGCAGCAATAGCTTTTTTATGTTTAATGCGTTCATTTTTCAATTCCTGTTCTACCATCAAAGATTGTTCCGCATGGTCTTGGGCCAAGCGTTCATAAGCTGCTTCAATATTGGCTTGTGCTTGTTGAGTCAAGGCTCTTTCAGTCTCCCATTGGCTTCTAATCTCTGTTGCTCCCTTATGGTATCCAACAGCCAAAGAAATACCATTGAGTAATGTTACTAACACACCCATTGCTAAATAAAATGCTAATTGAGACATTCGTTATAATCCAAGTTACCAATTCTTCTGTCTAACCATCCTACAGTAAAATCGCGCATTTTTAAGTTGATGTAATGCTGTGCTTGGTAGGCTTCTATCGATTTAATCAACAGTTCACAAGCCTTAGCCTTACCTCTTTTATTCTCCAATGCGCTGAATGCAGTCAAAGTTTTTTGCCCTATAGCACCATCTACTGCAATCAAGGGCCAATCCTTTCCACCTCGGGAAAGTGTGTTGAGACTTTGTTGGAACCAACGAATACTCCTAGAGGGGCCAGCATTGACTGCCACATCCACCAACTTGTATCCAACCAAAGGCTGTGCATCAATGATAGGCAAAAAATGGGGTTTTTCGACATATTGCTTACTGTAAATATCCAAAGCCACTTGCTTGGGTAAATCCTTCATGGCTCCTGTATAACCCGCTTGCCTTGCAACCTTGACTGTAATCCCGTGGTTTGTCTCTCCACCGGGGTCTTTGGGGTGGTTCACATATCCACCCTCCACAGACACCACGGCAGCCAAAATCGCAGCCACAAGGCCAGAACCGCCAAGGGCCAAATGCTTATGCGTGAATACTCTCTTGCGGCTCATGACTAGCTATCTCCGTCTCGGCGATTTGACGATTTAAAATCACCATTCTGGCCTCGTGCTCTAGATTTTCCTTTTTATGCTTGGCTACCATGAATGCAATATTTGCAACCAAAGAAACAAAGCCAAGACACCCCATAATAAGCGCTGCCCAATCAATTTGCGCTAGCGACGCTGCTACTCCACTCAAAGAAAACCCCCATGTTGTGTAATTTGTTTTTGTGACCGCAGCATCCATACTATCTTTTATCATCATACCCTCCGATTCAATTCAATAGTGATGTCTGTAAATGGCCGATGCAATCGCAAGGCAACCCATCCTGTTTTTGTATTTGAACTTCGCCAATTGATTTTGTAATACACACTGGCATCTGGCTTAAGTATATTAGCTTCAAGATAGGTCGGCTCTAGCGTTACCTCGTTGTTATACAAACCATAAATATCCCGAACGCGCACCGGTAAATAACCGCGATTGTAGATATTGATACCATCTATCCTAGGATAATTAAAAATCACAGGTTCCGGCCTATTCATGGGTGCGTGCAAAATACTGCCTTGCTTCATCCCTTCTTCCCACACTTCCAGCTCCAGTGCATAAGGATGGTCTTTATGGTGCCTTGGCTGAATCAAGCGTGACTGCGTGCCATAATGTATGCCACTCAACGGGTAATGTTCACGGGGTTTGTAATAATCCTCAAAACTCATAAACATCTCCTATAATTCCCAATCTCCTACCTGTTGCCATACCTGCCCTTTCCAAAGAATACCAGAGCACATGCGGTAACACTGGTACGGGTTGTAAAAAACCATCCATTTCGTGATAATAATGCAGTCTACCTTCTATTAGGCAAAGCAAAATCATAAAAGAATGTCCGTAGAACATATTTTCTGTATCGCTCTGTAAAAGAATGGGGTACTCTGCTTTTACTGTTGTGCTCTGATATTTTCTGGTTCTGTCATTGAACCAATAAATAAAACATGTTGCTGCTCTATCCCACCAAGCAACGCAAGGCTGCATCCTTGTAGAGAAAGTCAAAGACAAGCCCACAGCATCTAATCTATTCGTATCCAGCAACCTTTTTTTATTGTTTGGGTCACTGGCTTCGTTGAACCATATGGCCCTGTAATCTGAATCATCAAAAGCTGCTTGCCATAGCTTGTTATACAGTGGTCTATCCGTATTACCTACTCCTACACCTGCACCTGTCGTATAAGGCACTGTATTATCTTGCGTCAACACAATGGGATTTACTGCATGGGGATACACCCATGTAATATCTGAAGGTTTGCCTATTATAATTTCAGGAATAGGAAACATTGTTTTACCTATTTACCAAACTACGCGCAGCAGTGAACGTAAAAAACTGGTCATCATTCAATCGTGGGGGCACAGGAAACTCTACTACGAAAGGTAAAGCAGCAGCACCAGAATAGCACCCCAAGGCAGCAATAGGCACAGGGGGTAAACCCAAGGGGGTAGAAAATCCATATTTAGTCGTCACTTCATTGTAAGATAATTGCACCCCTTGAACCTTCCAAGGGGGTAAATGCTTGTTGCCAATTCCGGGAATACCGCTGTCCCAATACTCGCCATAATAATACACATCCACATGAAGATGATTAGGATTGCCTGTGACCAACATGGGGGACTTCCACAAAAATGGCAAATCTACTGCATGCGGCGGATTGAATTTCATACTAAAAATGAGATTAGAACCTGCAAACGGCATGCTGCTGGTCACTTTTACTGTAGACACTTCCAATGTTAATTCAAACACCACTTTTAATTTTTCTGTCGGCTTGATAATAATAGCTGCTGGCACTGTAGCGCGACTGAACCAAGGACTACCTACTACTGGACTGGTGCCCACTTCCCAAATTAAATACTCTCTTGGCTTGTGCGGAAAATTAAAAACCCTTGTTCCTACCATTGTATAACTGGCAGAAAATTTATTTAAAACCAAAGACTCCCAATCCGCCGTTACCTCGGTATAAAGCACATTACCCAAGCCTGTATTTTTTAATGTTGGCTGATTATTATCATTACCTACCCAACACTTCTCACAAAGATTGGTAATATTAAAGCCATGTGTATCAGGATGCTTTAATAGCGCATCTATACCACTTTGCATAATAAGATTATCTGTGCATGCAGCGCGCAGTATATTACCTTGTGCATCCAGCACTTGTAAAATATACCTTCCTCTGATACTAAGGCATAAAGAAATTTACTTCACAAAACCGCATTCAGGATGATTAAAGAATCCTATGATAATTTCGGGCATGCTTTTAAGTCGTTCTAGTGC